GTGTTGGCGCGTAACATCAAAACAAGGCCGCTAGAAATAGCGGCTTTTTTGTCTTATACTCGCTCAATCGGTAGTACCGAAAAAGAGAGGAAAGCCAGTGGCTGAACTAACACCAAAGCAGGAGAAATTCTGTCAATTATACGTACAGCTTGGCAATGCAAGCGAAGCGTATCGACAAGCGTATAACTCAACAGCAAAGCAAGAGTCTGTTGCTGTAAACGCATCCAAGCTACTTTCAGAGACTAACGTTTCACTAAGGGTTGAAGAGATACGCGAAGCCGTGAAAGCGAATCACGGAATCACGCTTTCGGATATTCTTAGAGAGCTTGAAGAGGCGCGAAAGGCCGCACTGTCTGCCGAAACTCCGCAATCATCAGCGGCTGTTGCTGCAACAATGGGCAAGGCAAAACTTCTTGGCTTTGACCGCGAGAAGAAAGAAGCTAAATCATCAGAACCTGTTGTGATTAACTTCGTCACCGCCAAGAAACCAGATGCCGTCGATTGATATTGCACTGACCGAGCCACAACTGGAGTTTGTCGCGTCAACGGATGCGCATCCTGGCATTGTCGGCGGTTTAGGTAGCGGCAAGACCCGCGCAGGCACCATGAGAGCGGTTGCGCTTTTACTGTCTGACCCTGGCGCAAATATTGGCGTTTTTCTGCCGACATACGACCTGTTAAAACTTCGAGCCATGCCAGGCGTCGAAGAAGATTTGCAGATGGTCGGCGCTCAATACTCTATCAACAAATCCGAGTTTAGAATTGATGTTGCTGGTTATGGCTTTATCATCTTTCGCAGCTACGACAACCCGACGCGAATCGTATCGTTTGAAATCGCCCATGCCATCGTGGATGAAATCGACACGCTCAAGAAAGACCAAGCCGAATTGGTGTGGCGTAAAATATCAGAGCGCGTGCGCCAAAAACGCGCAAGACCAAACAGCGTTGCGGTGGTAACGACACCCGACCAAGGCATTAACGGTTTTGTCTATGAGAAGTGGGTTAAAAAGCAGCAGAAAGGCTATCGCTTAATCAAGGCTCCAACGACTAGCAACCCATTTTTGCCGGATGGATACGTCGACCAAATCCGCGCCAACTACGACCCAATACTTGCTGACTTATACATCAACGGCGAATTTGTCAGCCTAAACGATAAGAAGGTTTACCACTTCTACAACCGTCAGCGGCACTATACGCCGCGCACAATCCAGCAAGGTGATTGGCTGCACGTTTCAATAGACTTTAACGTCGGCGGATGCTGCGCGACAACGTGGGTGATTGAAGACAACAAGCCAAAAGCAGTTGATGAGTTTGTCAGCCACGACACTCAGGATTTTATCAACAACCTGACACGCTACGCAGGGCATAAGATAACCGTCTATCCAGACGCGTCAGGCGGAGCAAGTCGCACCAATGCCGCAGAGTCTGATATCAAGATGATTGAGCGTGCGGGTTACTCTGTTGACGCGCCAAGCATGAACCCAGCTATACGCGACCGCATCAACGCATTTAACGCACTGTTTGCACATGACCGTATCGAGATAAACAGCGACAAATGCCCAAACCTAGCAAACGCGCTAGAGGTGCAAGGCTACACTGAGCGCGGAGAACCTGAGAAGTTCAACGACCATCCTGCAATCGATGATTGGGTGGATTCAAGCGGCTACTTCATCCATCAGCGCTACCCTATCAACGCACCACTATCAGCGCCTATCAAATGGGGCAGACGATGACCGACTTATCAGAGCGCCAACCACATGTCGTGGTAGTGTTACCGGATGGCTTGCATGTGTTATGCTTGACGGATATTCGCAGGCTTGCGCAAGGCTTGCCGTATCATGGAGACAAAGCGCAGATGATACAGATACTCGCAACAGCGGTTAAGGATTTAGCGGAATGAGCCTAACAGCAGACCAGCTACGACACGAAGCGCTGATGCAGCGACTAGCGACTGACTTGCTCAAGACCAAGATTTATCCGTCACTTGATGCGGCGTACAAAGACGTCCGCGCAATCCTGCTTGATGCTGAACAGATTGGTAGTCCAACAGCATTAAACCGCATCAACAAAGCGGTAAAGGCTGCGCTGCTTGAACAATTCAATCCTGCATGGCAAGACGTGACCAAAGAGTATCAAAAGCTGGCGGTTTATGAGGCAAGCTATTATGCGGAGCTTATCGGCAAGTGGAATGACGTTGAGCTTGATGTACCAGGCAGCAAGTCGATTCTGGATTACGTCAATGCGGCTTTAATGGTACTTGGCGAAGGCGAGCGCGTGAAGGTCGGCGCGTGGGCTGAATTCGTCAACACTGCTGCTGATGAATACGTGCAGCAGTATCAAAACCTTATCAAAGCTGGCTACGTCAAAGGCGCAACAGTGCAGCAAACAGCACGGGCGCTTAAAGTGTTTAACGATGGCTTAGCGCGACAACAGGCTGAAGCGTTAGCGCGCACAGGATTGATGCACCATGCAAACAGCGCACGCGAAGCAATGGCAAGGGATAATGCTGATATTGTCGACAAGCGGTACTTCATGGCTCTATTGGATAATCGCACGACACTTGGCTGCCGCTCACTGCATGGTCGTACATGGGCGCTCGATGATGACAGCTATGTCAGGCTGCCACGGCATTTCCGCTGCCGCTCAAGCTATATCTATCTGCTGGTTGGTCAAGACAAACCCATCGGCATGGCTCCCGCAATCGGATCAGGTAAAGACTATCCAACAGACGGCGAGAAACCAGTTTACAAAGGCCGCAAAGATTCGGACAAGTTCACGGTTGAACAAGTGCCGGCAGACATAACGCCTGATACATGGCTTAGACAGCAATCACCTGAATTTATTATCGACTCGCTAGGCACGACACGGGCGAAACTATTCATGGATGGCGGTCTTAAAATCGAAAACATGAGCGACGCGTTCGGCAATCCGCTAACATTAGACGAATTGAAACAGCGCGACGCCGAAGCGTTTAAGCGTGCAGGAATTTAACTAGGAGCATTAGATGCAAATCATTCTACATCCAGAAGCGGCGCTAATGCTGCCGAAAATCGAAGAAACACGCACCGCGCTTGCTGGTGAGTTCTTTGTTAAGCAAGCAGGGCGCGACCTGTTGCCGCATCCGTCAACCGTTGACACAAGCACGGCAGAAGCGAATGAGCGCTACAATACGTACCTTGCAAATGCTGAATATCAGAACTACGGCGGTCAGACGCTTAACAGCTTAATCGGTCGTATGCGCATCAGTGACGCAGAAGTGATGATTCCTGAGCAGCTTAACTACCTGATGGACTCCGCAGACGGTGACGGCACTACGCTTCACGGCATGATGGAGCAAACCGCAGCCGAGGTTATGCCAGTCAAGTGGCAAGTATTGCTGGCGGACTATCAAGGCTTGTCGGATGTTGACCTGACAGAGTTGTCAATCGCTGACCTTCGCACGCTGAACCCACGAGCAACCATCAAAGCGTACAACCGCGACAAGGTGATCACATGGTCATTTGAGCGCATAAACGGCGTGATGCAGCTGTCTTACATCCTGCTACTTGAAGATGGTCAGACGTTTGACAAAGCCACAATGGCGCTCAAACCGGTCAAGTCTTACCTAGTTGTGGCTCTTGATGATAACGGCGATTACTACCAACAAAAAATCGTGCAGTCCGACAACAGCAGCCTGGAAATGGGCGAGCCTTCTTATGTAAAAGTCGGCGGGCAGTCGTTAACTTGGCTGCCTGTTGTGTTTGCATCCGATGAGGAAATCAAAGCTGGGTCGCTACCGAAGCAAATGGGATTTATCAGTCCGATTTGCGACTTGGCATTATCACGCTACCGCATGAGCGCGGAGTACAAAGAGACCATCCGCAACCTGCCACCAACAACTTACGTATTTGGCGCCAAGGCAAACTTCATGGAGCAATTCCAAGCCATGAATGGCCGCGAGTACATCGAAACAGGCTCAGGCAGCCGAAACACGTTACCAGAAGGCTGTAGCGTTGAGGTGGTCGGCTGCGATGTGCAAGTCAGCACGTACGAGAGCTATTTCGACCGCAACACCGAAGAAGCGCGACAAATGGGTGCAGTTCTGCAAGGAGACGTTAAAGCAGCAACAGCAACAGAGGCGGAGATTGCAGCAGCAGAAACCAATGCAAGGCTTGTGAAGTTGGCGCAAGGATTAGAGACGGCCTATCAGAAGGCTATTCTCTACTGCGGCATGTTCGAAGGTTTATGGGCGCCTGACGCCATCGAGCAATCGCAAGACCAAGTACAAGTTGCCATTCCGCGCACGTTTGCCAAGTCGAAACTATCCGTTGACGAAGTGCGGGTTATCATGGAGCTTGTACTGGCTGGATTGAAACCGCGCGACCTAGCAATCCGCGAACTTGCCGACGGCGGGTGGTCAATGGATGATGCAGAAACTGTGCTTAATGCTATTGACAGCGGCGATAATTTGACGGCTTAACGTGTTAGGTTTATTATTTGTGTGAACGCTGGTCGTACCAGCTTAATCAATAGGATTGTATCCGATGCCATTAACGCAAGAACAATTTGAGTCACTACCAGACTTTGTCAAAGGTGACTACGTACAGCACGAAGGCGCATATGTGCCAAGTGCAGAGCTTAAAGTTAGCAGCCTGAAAAAGTCATTAGACGGCTTAGACGGCAAACTGAAAGCATTTGAGCAACAAGAAGCGCTGAAACTGCAAGAAGCAGAAAAAGCGGCACTTGAAAAGCTCAAGAAGGAAGGCAAGGTAGATGAAATCCTTGCAGACGCTGAACGGCGAATTGGTGAGACTCAAAAGCAGTACGAAGAGCGGTTAAATCGCTTAGTTGGTCAAATCAAAACCGAAAAGCGTACATCAGTTGTTGCGGAATTGGCGTCGGAATTAGCCACCGAAACAGGCTCAAAAGCATTCAAGCGACTTGTTGCGAGTCGTGTCGATGTTGACCCTGAAACTGGTAAAGTAACATTTTTAAATGATGATGGCAGTGCCTCATCGTTAGACTTGGCAGGATTTAAAGCTGAACTGTTGAAAGATGACAGCTTTGCTCCGCTACTAAAAGGCAATGTCACCACCACAGGCGGCGGCAAAGCAAACGGCTCGACAGGTGCAGGCAGTGCCTCGACTGTTGGCAACTTAGGCGGTACACGCGATGAGCGCGTGGCTGCATTAGCAAAACGGTTTAAATTACCAACCAACTAATCGAGGTATATCATGGCATTATCACAAATGCAGGTTTTTAACGAGTACATCATGCCAGCGACTATCGAGACGCTTGGTCAGATGATTGACAAATTCAACCAAGCATCAAACGGCGCTATCCGTTTGACCACCACAGGCTTCACCGGTGACTTCTTGCAAGAATCTTTCTTCGCATCGATTCACTCATCACAGCGCCGTGTTGACCGTTACGCCGCTCAATCATCAGCATCAGCAACTGATTTGAGCCAACTGAAAATGTCGACTGTTAAAGTTGCAGGCGGTTTCGGCCCAATCCGCTTCGAGCCTTCACAGCTGACTTGGTTAACCATGCCAACAGCCGCAGGTATCGAAGTGGCAAGCCG